CTCTAGCTGATTTACTTTTGGCGTTTGCCTCAGTAAGTTTGGCTTTTGCTTCAATCAGCTTTATTTTGTACTCGAACTTATCCACTCATCATCACTTCCTTATCTGCGAAGTATCGCTTGATGATTAAATCTTACACTACTTGAAAAACTTTGTCAATGATTTTTCAAAAAAAATCTGTAACACAAACTGTCACATACCGCCCCTTCCGACCAGCAACGATTCCGGCAAAAATTCAAAAATTCAATGGATTTTTTCCAAAAATGGCTATAAATTCCAAAAAGAAACGAAAAGAAACGCAAACAAACAAGGGAGAATGAGAGATTCAGCCACTTCTAAGCAGAGGGTCGCTGGTTCGAGCCCAGTCAGTCTCATGTTGGCGAAGCCTTGTTTTTCAGGGCTTCGCTTTTTTGTACGCCTGAAAAAGCACTCCTCCCTTGCAAAAATTCAGAGTGTCACACGTCGTGTCACATTCTTTGGAGTTTTTTATGGCAAAGACAAAAATGACATTTCCATTCTCTCTCACTAAACGCAAGAATTCGCCTTATTACATGGTTCGGTTCAAGGACGCTGTAACAGGTAAATATCTTTCAGGGCTCAGCACGGGCAAGAGCGACAAGGACGAAGCGATTCAGCAGGCATTCTTGATGATGCAGAATCCAGAGCTACGAAAACGGAACGAGCGGAAGAAGAAACAGCTTCTGATCCGCAGCGCGGAGCTTGACGATTCTGACTTGATGTTTGCGCTGGAAGAAATGAAGCGGCGGGGGCTTGTCTCTTCGGTCACGCTCACGACAAAAGCCAATTCGCGCAAGGTCATCGAATACCTGGAAGAATTCTGGAATTGGGAGAAATCACCTTACATTCGAGAAAAGCTCAGGCAGGGGCATTCAATCCACAAAGGGCACGCTATCGACATGGCGACATTCGTCAACAAGCACTGGAAAAGCTACTTCGGTAACATGACTCTCGGCGAGCTTACGAAGGACAAAATCCGCGGAATGTTCGACGAGCTGGCGAAAAAGAAACTTTCCGGGCACACGAAGAACTCTGCAATCCGCGCGGTCACGACGGCTCTGAAATTCGCTCATGCACGGGAAATCATCACAAAGGATTTGACATCAGGCCTTGTCTGGTACTCGGAGAAATACGCGGAAAGAAAGATTCTCACGCCCGAAATGGCTCAGGCGGTTTTCCGCGTGCAGTGGAAGGACGAGCGGGCACGGCTTGCGAATCTCGTTGCGATGTGCACAGGTATGCGCTCAGGCGAAATCCGCGCCTTAAGGCTTCGAGACCTCGGAGCGAACTGCATCCATGTCATGCGCTCTTGGAATGACGTTGAGGGCATAAAATGCACGAAGAACGGCGAAGAGCGGACGGTGCAGTTTCCGTTTCCGGAAATCATCTCGCAGCTCGTAACGCTTGCTGAAAGCTCGCCTTTTTACGACGGAATGGACACGCTCATTTTCTACTCGACGCTTCCGAATCAGCCGATAGACGCGAAAGTCTTGCTTAAAGGATTCCGCGACGCGCTCACGAAAATCGGCATGAAGGAAGCCGAGTCGAAAGAGTACGTCTTCCACTCATGGCGGCATTTCTTCGCCACTCACCTTTCCGGGAAGCTCGACGCGAAGCTGTTGCAGCAGCAGACAGGGCACAAGACACGCGCCATGCTTGAGCACTACGCGAACCACCGCACGCAGGCGGACGAAATCGCAGTGCAGACGGCGCAGAAAAGCGCGTTCGCGTTCCTTTTGGAAGAAAAATGTGAGATTGACGAAAAAATTCTGATAATCTAGAATTCAATCACCGATTATTCTTTTTTTTCATTACACTACCATTACAACGACGGCGGCTACAAATCTCCTTTTTTGCAACCGCCGTTTTTTTTTGCACTTCTCAATATTTTTATATCAATTTGTCTTGACAAAAAGAGAATAAAGAATCATAATATAAACATCTGATTCGTATGAATCGGAAATCTTAATAAAAACGGGAGTAGACGATGAAAGAGGCTACAAAAAAAATCTTGCTCTCGATTCTTGAAGTAATCGCAATCGGAATCACGGCATATCTTATGCTCAGGCTTGTCGGAATTTGGTGACAAAAGAGAGGTGGCAAACATGGAAGAAAACGAAGAGAAGAAGCGCAAGCCGCGCTCAAGGGAAAGGGGTCCAGGAAAAGCCGGAACTCACCGCGTGTCTTTTGCCGTGAGCTGTCAGCCGAACGAACGCGACGAGATACGGGAAAAGGCGGAAGCTCTCGGAATGACGATTTCCGAGCTGGTGATTGAATCCGTCCGCGCGTTCCAGAAATAAAGCGAAACAAACCTTTTCGTATATCTTTGGGCGGTGATTATACCGCCCTTTTTTATTTCGTCATTCTTCTTTTTTGTCCGCGGCGAACGAATCTATCAGCGTCTCAACCGCCTTTTTCTGATCAGCCGAGAGGCGATCGATTTTCTTTTCGAGCGTGTTTTTCTCCAGTTTTTTCTCTTTTGAAACCTGTCCAGTAATGAGATATTCCATCGAAACATTGAGAAAATTTGCAACCTTGAACGCAACATCTAATGCTGGTATTGAATCTTTTGCCCACCAACCACGAACGGTTGAATCAGGAATTCCCAAATTATTTACCAAATCAGACTTCCTCAAGCCTTTTTCTTCCAAAATCCCTAAAAGTGTTTCTGCATACGTTGTCATAAAAAAACTCCTTTTTTCTTATTTCGGTTTTTTAGTTTAAGTCTTGAAAGTCCAAAAAAACGCAAAAACACGAAATAGAACGAAAAAGTAAAAAAAATAATTGACATATAACCCTTTAGGGTGATATATTCTCTTTAAGCACGGTTTAGCGTGATTAAAACACTCTAAACCGTGAAAAAAAACAAACTCACTATAGTGAGTTCCAATGAGTTGACAAACTCATTGACCGCCTCGTCCTTGCGGACGGCGGGCGGTCAATATCAAACGCAAGGGGGGTCGCTTATGACGTACATGGGAACGAAAGAAGCATCAGAGTATGCGAAAGTCTCGCCAGGAAAGCTCCGCGAGTGGATTAAGGAAGGCTTTCTGAAAGCGGTCTGCATCGGCAGAAAGTTCATCTTCACAACCGACGACATCGACGAGTGCATGGAGAAGCTGAAGAATGAGCCGAGAGCATGAGGAATGGGTGACGCACAACGGAACCCCATGCATGTTCTACAGGGTGAAGAAAAAGGGGAAGAAAGGCGGCTACAGAATGAAGAACATGATGAAGAACCTGTTCACTTCGATTCTCTGCTGGCTCGCCTTTCTTGTTGCGGTCGGCTTTCTGGTTGCTCTCTCGTGGGAGATAACGGAACAGTTTTTCAAAATGATTGGCTAAAAGCAAAAAAATTACATGGAGGCATAAAAATGACAAAAACATTACCAGCAATTCTTGAGGACGCATTCGACCTTCAGGTTTGGAACGAAGAGATGCTCGACGAGGACGGAACTGAAAGAGAGTTCAGCGAAGAGGACAGGCAGGCACTCATTCAGCTCGCGGAAGAGAACGCGCTCGAATTCAGCAAGAAAGCCGAGGGCTACGGAAAGGCGTTGCAGATGATTGAGGACGAGACAACAGTAATCGAGGCAAGAATCGACGCGCTCAAGGCAGAAGTGAAACGCCTTGAGTCAAGGAAGAATACGCGCGACAGCAACGTAAATTTCATGAAGTCGCTTCTCGTCCGCGCTATGAAAATCACAGGAACGACAAAAATCAAGACACCGCTTTTCTCTTTCTCAATCAGGAAGACGAAGAGCCTTGACGCTTCCCTGGCGAATCCCGACAACCTTCCGCCGTCGTTCGTCCGCACAAAGTGCGAGGTGGACAAGACCGCGATAAACGACGCTCTCAAGGCGGAACAGCTTGCGGAGCTTTCGGACGGAACGCTCGTCTACAAAGGACAGATTCTTACAGGCGTGAAGCGCGTCGAGAAAGAATCCCTTTCAATCAGGTAACTGTAAGCTGACGGCGGAAAAGGTTCGTTGAAAGTTCCGCCAGCGACACTTTCGGTATAACACGGGAGCTTCAAACATGCGTTCCATCAATGACCCTTCCCGAAACGCAGGACGGTTAGAAGCGATTTTTTTTGGCAAAGGGGGCTTACATGATTTACTTCGGAAAAGATTCGGCGGTCAAACTTGAGATGAGAAAATGGTTCGATATCCGCCTCGTCACGCAGATTGACGATGAGCTCGTCACAATCACGGCGCATCTGAAGGAACACGGGGATTTCAGGAGCGTGAAGAAGTGGGTGAAGAACAATTACCGCTGGAACGCGAGGAAATACTTCGATTCGGATTTCGAGCAGTTCGAGGAAGATTCGCCGCTCGGAATCGTCACTTTCGACAGAACCGACGCGATGACATCGGCTGACTACATCAACGCATGAGCACAAGGAGAAAATCAAAATGAACATATTCGAGAAACTGAACGAAGCGAGAATCCAATTCCGCGAGGAAGGATTCAAGAAAGGCGGGAAGAACGGATTCGCGAACTACACCTATTTCAAGCTGAAGGACATCTTGCAGCTCACAACGAAAATCTGCCGCGAGCTGAAAATCTTCTGCGCGGTGTCTTTCGGAGCACAGGAAGCGGTGATGACGGTCATCGACTGCGAGAAGCCGGACGACAAAATCGAGTTCCGAAGCCCGATGAGCCGTGCCGCACTCAAGGGCTGCCATGAGGTGCAGAACCTCGGAGCCGTTGAGACGTACATCAGGCGATACCTGTACATGACGGCGTTCGAGATTGAGGAATGCGACCCGAGCGAGGATTTGGACAACGGCTCGGCGCAAATCGGAGAATCGACGAGCGAAAGCTCGGCAAGGCAGGCAGGCGCAACGCCCAGCACGAACGGAAACGGACATGCTGCCGGAAACAGTCAGGCTGCTTCTGCGAACATTCCCAGGGGCGGAAATCAAAGAACTGCGGTCGATGAGGTGATTGACTTCATGAACGCGTACCATACGGAGCTTGAGGCGATACCCGCAAGAGACGGTTCAGGGAGCGTCGAGGAACTTCTCGACAGGCTCATAAAGGCGAACGACGAAAAAACATGCGCACTTTGGGTCCCGTGGCTCAAAAGGCAATTCAGCGAAAACGGCAACTAAGTTAAAAAGGAGGACAACAATATGTTTGCACATTACAAACCAGTAGAAAGCGCACCACAGCTTCCGTTCGGAAACTACAAGGCAAGAATCGTAAAGGTCGAGAAAAAGACGGTCGAGAGCAAGGGAATCGAATACCTGAAGCTCACGTTCGAGATTGACGGCCACCTCGGAGCGAAGCCGGACACGGCAACGATGTTCGACGAGCCGAAAGAGCAGAAATTCCTCGAAAGCTACAACAGGGATTTGACGCTTTTCTTCGACGCGTTCGGCATCAGGCGCGGCGAGTTCAACACGAACGAATGGATCGGACACGAGGGAGAAGTCACGGTTTACCCGAAAGCAGACAACTCAGGCTACAACGACATCTCATATTTTCCGCTCACCGAAAAGAGGTTGCAGAACAAAATAAAGAAGGCGGAGGAAGCCGAGGCAGAGGCAAAGAAGAACGCCTCAAACTTCGCGAACGGCGGAACACAGCCGCCTGTCGTCGTGGGAGTTCCTGTCACGGGCTATCCGCTTCCGCCAGCTCAGCCGGCACAGCCGACGCTCGACAACTTCCCGGAAGACGTTCCGATGTAAGCGGCCGGCGACATGGACAACAAAGAGACATTCGAGCGGTGCTGGAAGACGGCGAAGAAATGCTATTCCTACCGCTCGGCAATCTGCGCTACACGGCACGCGAAACGCTGCCGCGGAACGAACAAACACCCCGTGAGGTGCTACCGATGCCCGTTTTGCCATTGGTGGCACCTCACAAGCATGACGATTCAGCAAAGAAACAAAATCTTTCCTTGCATGAAAAAAAGGAGAAGACAAAATGGTAGAAAAGGCAGCTCATTATAGAAGTTTTTACGAGGTCGCGAAGAAAATCCGCACCGACGAGGCACGCCTTGCTTTCTACATGGCAATCGACGCTTACAGGTTCGACGGAATCGAGCCCGAGAATCTCCCCTTCGAAGCTGATTTGGCTTTCACGGCGATAAAGGCGAACATCGACGCAGACCTCGGAAGAAAGAACGGCGGCGCACCCGTCGGCAACCAGAACGCAAGGAAGCAGAACCCGCAGCAGAAAAAGACCCCAGCTCAAACTTCTCCAAAAGAAAATGCACCTGAAATTTCTGACGAGAACACGTCTTTTGACAATTCTGAAGTTTCGGAAAACGACGAGATTCCTGAAATTCAGGGCGAGAACGCAAACAATGAGCCTTTTGACGTTGACTCAACCGAAAATCAATATTCCGGCGATTTCGATTCAACTGAAAATCAATCCGAAACAACCACGGAAGATTTTGAGGACAACCCCGAAACAATTCCCGAACAAGATTTTGATTTTTCGGAATCAACTGAAAAACAACCTCAAAACAACCCTTTGTTTTTTGAAAAACAACCCCAAAACAACCCCAAAACAACCCTTTGTTTTCAAAAAACAAACAATGTAAATGATAAAGATAATGTAAATGTAAAAGATAAAGAAAAAGAGAGAGAGAGAAGCGCGCGCAAGAGTGCGCACGCAGATTCCTCACCCCCAATTTCGCTACCGCTCGCAAGAAAAGTCTTTGACATATTCGACAAGGGGAATCTACCGTGCGGAAGCTTCACTGCGTTCCTCACGAGCACATTCCCTTACGGCATGAAAAAAGCACGGAAGCGCATGGAGCAGTTCGGATTGTCCGACTCTGACATAATCTCTGCTTGCCAGAATTACGCTTCCGTGGTGAACGACTCCGACTGCTACTGGAAAAACAAAATGACATTCGACGCGTTCTGCAAGCATGAGAAATTCCGCGACTTCCTCCCCGATGCCTTCGTCAAATCGAACTGGCTCAGGTGGGGCGCGGGCAAAACGGACGACACGGACGCGGAAGAGAGCAACATCTTATATGAGCTTTGTCCGAAATGCGGCAAGAAAAAGCTTTTCTGGCATACGAAAATCCAACGCTACAAATGCGCTTCTTGCGGAACGGAGCTTGATTTTGAGGAGGTCAACAAATGAGCATGAAAGGCATGGAGCAGCCAATCGACATGAAAAGCGTCGAAACTGCGAAGGACATGATGATGAAAGGCATGGAGCTGTCATTGTCCAAAATCAGGGCGGGCAAGGATATCCTTGTCGAGCGGATTATCTGGCGCGAGCAGCTGAAAGGTTCGAGCGACTATTCATTCTGCCCTTACTGCCGGGAGCGTGCGAAAAGGAGCGCGGGCGCGAACTGGAAGACGCAGCTTCATCCGCTCTGGTACGCGAAGTATCAGCTTCTTGTCCGAATCGACGAGAAGCGCGGAAGGTGGATTCCCGAAAACCGCTATGAATGCCCGGTATGCAAGAGCATTGACGGAAAGCCGAGGACAATCACCGAGGATGATTTTTTGGCGTGCAGGACTGTCGAGGTGAACTATGCGAAATCCGACATCGACATAAGCAACGTCGATTTCTCGAACCCGTCCGAGAGGGCGTTTTTCATTGCGGGAGTGTGAGAGATGAGCGTAATCTACAAGGGCAAGCAATATCCGACGGTCGAAAAACTTTGCAGGGCTTTCAAAGTTTCGAAGCATACTCTGCATTTTGTCCAAACCAGGCTCGGCGTGTCAGTTCCTGATGCGCTCGACTTGATTCGGCTGAAAGGCACTTATCGGCGAATCGGCAAAGTCAGTCTGCTGATTTGGAACAGGGTGACGGGGGAAACACATATCGTCAGCGGATTCGACGAGGCGAAGAAAATCACGGGCAACGCGGTCGAGGCAATGCGCGACGCATACATTTTCGGCATACCATGCAACGACTGGTTCTATGACGACCCATTGGACGACGAAGACGATGAGGCGGATATCCTGACAGAATCCGGGGGAGAAGAATGACTGACGGACAGAAGAAAAAGCGCAATTTCAGGAAGTGCAAGGCGTGGAAGGAGCTCCGGCACAAAAAGAACGTGGAGCAGAAAGGGCTGGATCCAGTGACGAACAAGAAGCTCACGAAGACGGCGACGCTCCACCACATGGATCTTGACGAGTCGCATTACGAGCTTATCGGAGACGAGACGCGGTTCGTCATGCTGAACAGGCAGACGCACGACACCGTGCACTGGCTTTACCGCTACTACAAGAATGACACGTCAATCCTTGAGCGGCTCAAGTCGGTGCTCGACAGGATGCAGGCAATAAACAAAAACGCGGAGGAGAAATAAAAAGGCATGAAGAAAGCTGGCAAGGCGAATGAAAGGCGAAGGGACTACGAGAACAACGAAAGGGATTTTCAGTCGGCACAGTCCGAATGGGAGAAGACCGGAAACGACGGAGCTTGGAAACGCATGTTCAGCCTGATTCAGCTTGCGGTATTCAACTCCGTGAACAAACGCCTTGAGGGAACGCTCGACACCGATGAAATAACCCAGCGTTCCCTTGACGTGACGATGGACATCATGGAGCGGATGCGGAGGCGGAAGAGCGAGGGCAAGCCGTGGAAGATAAAGAGGCTCTCGTCTTTCGTCCACCTCCCCTCTCTTTCCGTGTACGACGAGAAAATCAAGTTCGCGGATTCGCTTCTCGGCGAGGACGCATACACGCAGGACGACGGAAGCATTGCAGAAACGCCCGAGGCGGATATGTGCGACGGCATAATCAGGCTTCATGGCGGAAGCGGAATAATCTCGGACGCGTGCGGAGCTTTCAGCCGTAACGCGCTGCATGAGATTTCGGCCGGAATCGCGTCACGTCTCTCGATGGTTCTCTGCGAGGGTGTCCTTATTTCCGGCCACGAAATCGACCTCGGAACGAGCGGAGCGCAGAACGAGAAGAACCTGAAATCCGCCCTTGTCGATATGCAGATTGCACTGAACACCCTCCGGCTCGAAATGGGATTCGACGGCTCGGAGCTCGACAGGGTGATGAATGCCAGAAAACGCAAATGGCGGAAAATCTATTCCGTGAAGCACTCTGGGAAAAACTCAGGGTAACACTCAGGGTAACGGCGAAAAAGTCGCACTAAGTTAAACAGGAGCAGAAAAACTTAATGCGGCACAAAATGACTGAACAGGAGCTTTCAGCCGGCAGAAAAAAAGGCAGCTCGCCTAAAAGCCGGAAGAAAGCGGAGGAAACGAGACAGAAGACGATTCTCATAAAAAAGGCTGTCGATGACGCTATCCGAACACTTCTGACTGAAGAGGACGGCGACAAAGGCAAGCCTTATTTTGTCGATTTCCTCTCGAACTTCCTCCTTGCCGCAAAAAGATTTCCGAACTCGCAGGCAGGGCTTTTCATGGCGGAACGGCTCGTGCCGAAGGACACCCTCACAGAGCTTGACTCAGCCGACGAAAAGGACGCGCTCCGCGACATCGCTTTCCAACGCTACCGGCTTCTTGAGGATTTCTTCCGCGAGCAGAGGGACGTAATCCTCGACACGAACCACCAGAAGAAGCTCATCGCATGCTGTTCTCGTCGTGCCGGCAAGACCGACCTTGCTTCAGGCGCGATTCTCTACGCGTCGCTCGTACCTGGAAGCAGAATCATCTACGTCAACCTCACTTTCACGAACGCAATCAACCAAATCTGGAAGAACGTCATCGAGCGCAGCGACAAAATCGAGGCGTTGATAAAGACATCTTCCAAAAGCGAGGGAATGATTGAATGGGCGAACGGCTCAAGCCTTAGAATCATGGGCAACCCGAACAACAGCGAAATCGAGAAGCTCCGAGGTGAGGCGAAAGTCTCTCTCGTCGTCATCGACGAATTCTTTCACCAGAAGAACATGGATTACGCGCTGAACGAAGTCATCTCGCCGCTTATGACGGACCGCGCAGACTCCACTCTGCTCTGCATCGGAACGCCTCCGAGACTTGCGAAGACTTACGGAGAACGCGCATGGAACGAAGGCGGCTGGAAGAAATACCACTGGACGATGTGGGACAACCCGTATATCCCCGACCCGACGAAATACCTTGAGGACTACTGCAGGGACAGAGGAATCTCGAAAGACTCGCCTTTCGTGCGGCGCGAGTACTTCGGAGAAATCGGCGTGTACGACACGGAAGCACTCGTTTTCAAGGGGCGGAAGACACACTCAGGAAACATCGTCGAGGAAGTCGCGAGCGGAAGATTCAGAATCACCGACATTGCAATCGGAGTCGATTACGGCTGGACTGATTACAACTCGGTCGTTGCGGTCGCGTATGACAGGGACGGGAGAAAATCGGCGGTTTTCAGCGAGCGGAAATTCAATCATGCGTCGGTGTCGGAAATCGTGAGGGCAATCTCGGACGCTTACAAGGAATCTACCAAGCTTTGCAAAAAAGCCGGAATCATAGCTCGCGACCATGTGAAAATCTACTGCGACACGAACGAGGAAAGCATCACGGCGGAGCTTGTCACCCGGCACAAGCTGCCAGCGTTCAACTGCTACAAGTACGACAAGGCGTTTGCATTGGAGCTTCTGGCGGAAGAACTTCGCACGGGCCGAATGACAATCCCCGAGGGTGGCGAGCTCGACGACGAGATGGCGAACGTGCTTTACAAGCGCGACAAGGACACGGACGCGATAATCCCCGAAATCGACGAGGAAGAGGGAATCCACCCCGACGCGACAATGGCACTGCTCTACGCGTCGCGGAAAGTCTTCTTCGACATGGGGCTTGACGACAGGTTCAAGGAGCGCAAGCCGAGAACGTCTGATTTCATCGTGGACGAGAGCGGAACGATGATTGAGCCGATTGTCGGCGGAATCAACGACGGCGACTTTGAGAACATGGGAACAATCGGATAAGGAGAATACGGAATGGCAAGCAAAAGCAGATTTCTTTCCAGGAACGCGAACGCATACACACCCGAAATGCTCGGAAAGACGCAGAGCGGCGCGGAGCTTGAGAAAAGGCAGAGTGAAAACTTCTTCAAGGACATCGTCCTCCACACGAAAAAGGCAGAGGAGGAAGCCGACAAGGACGCGTACAACGTCAAGAACTCCACCGTGCGACGCGCGAAGGAAGAGGAGAAAGCGAACTCGAAGGCGGTTCTCGGCGGACTCTTCTCAAGGGCGCGGAAAAGCGGAAGGGGCTTGAAGTTCGAGCGGCTCGAATCCTACAGGACGGCAACGGCGGATGCGGACGGCCAGAAGCTCGACAACGGGAAGATGCCGGAGAAAATCCCCGACAAAGAGGAATTCGGCGGCAAGGAGACGAAGCACAAAGTCCTCCAGCAGTCAACCGCAATCGACACAATCGACTACAACCCGAAGAAGCAGGATCTGCTAGTCAAGTTCAGGGGCGGAACGAAGCGGTATCTCTTTCCGAAAGTTCCTGAAGAAGTCGTGAGGAAGTGGCTGAACGCGTCGAGCAAAGGACGGTTCTACAACAAGAACATAAAGCAGTTCTCCGTTGCGAAATAGGCACTAAGTTAAACAGAACGACAGGAGGAAAACGAATTGTTGAGTTTTTTGGGAATGTTAATCGAGGCATGGGACGAGGCAAAGAAAAGGCAGAACGAGGAAGCGAAAAAGACACGGCTTTTGAACCACAAAATCGACTATGCGTATCTTGAGGAGCTCGTGCAGAAGGTGAACGAGAACCCGGCATTGCAGGTACGCATCACGCACAAGGACGGCACAGTCTTGGAAATCAACACCACGCCGAGACGGAAAGCCGACACTTTCGGCACGCTCGGAACAGAAAGCGGAATCATGGAGGTCAGATAGATGATTGAACTTGAAAACGAACAGTCGGCACAAAGCACAGAAAAGGACGCGACTCAGGACGCGAAGCTAAGCGACTTGCAGATGAGCATTGACGCGCTCAACAATGCGGTTGCGGAAATCAGGGCGGAAATTCCTGAAATGAAAACCGCGCTGGAGAACAGAACCGACTCGAAGTTGTCGGAAGCACTGGAAACATTGAGAGCCGAAATCGGAGCAGTCAGCGACTTTATCGAGAACGGATTCACGACGGCGCAGGTGCTTTCGACCCATGCGGCGGTCGGAACGCTCACGGTGCGCGACTCGCTCACGGCAGAAGAGGCGGAAATCAAGACAGCCACAATCGCGGATGCGGAGATTGACGACGCTCTGGTTGAAAAGCTCGAATCAGGCACAGTCAAGGCGGAGAGCGTCGAATCAGATTTGATGAAAGCAAAGAACATCGACGCTGAAAAAATCAGCATGGATACTTTCGACATCGAATCCTTGAGCGCGAAAAAGGCAGTCACGGAAGAAGCCGAAATCGAGAAGCTCGAAGCGGCGGCGGCAAAAATCGCACGCCTCAACTGCCAGCTTGTCACCGTCGACGAACAGGGCGAATGGAGGGAGCCGACCGCAACGCCCACGAACACGCAGCTTCTGAAAATCACCTTTCCGAGATACGACGGAATCATTCAGCTCGTGTTCGAGGACAAGGACATTGCGATTTCGATAATCGGAAACGGGCTTGTCACATTCAGCCAGAACGAAGAACTTCTGTATCGCGTCGATTTCTACGACACGAAAACGGAACTGTTCTTCAAAAACGAGGGCGTAACTCTCAGGTTCAAACCGATGTACATCGGCTCTTCTGCAATCGCTGATTGTTCGAGCTGCATCGTGAACAGAACCGACTACCAGCAGAACGTATCCGGCAAAAAGGGAATCGCAACCGCGTTTGCGTGCGGATTCGATTCATCATCAGCGTGGAGAATCGTGTTCGTGGACAAACTCCCGGAAGAAGGCATGGAGAACGTCCTTTATGTAATCGAGGGAGAAGCGTCGTACTGTTGGGACGGAACAAAATATACGGAAGTTGCGCGAAGCTCAGGAACATCAGTCGCCGAGCCGGAAGACTTCAAATTCGATTTTGTCAGATAGGAGGAAGAGGATGACATATTACGAATTGCTTGAAAATTACCTGTACGAAAAAGCAACGTCAGAGTTTTATGACGAATCCCAGCTGGAGACGCTTGTAGATGAGGGCTTCGTCATTTCGCACGAGCCGGATACTTATGATTACACCTTGATAAAGTCTTTGTCGGAGTCGAAGATTGTAGTCAAATACGAGGGCGAATACAGCTCGCCAGAATTCATGATTCTGAACGGAAGCAGGGACGTCACGCATGAGGAAGTCGGAAGCATTTCCGACATCGACGAGTTCCTGGCAAAAGATTACCTTGCCGAGCTTGCGGCGGAGAATGCGAGAACGTCAAAGCTGATAACGGTCGGCTCTCTTGAGAAAATCCTCGACAAATACGACTCGGAGAAAGGAATCTCCACAAGAAACGGCACGGTCACGATAAACGGCAGGCAGATAGCTTTTTATTCCGATGTCAGCTCCGTGAGAAGCTCGCTGAACAGTTTGCAGAGTTCCGTGAACACGACGCTCAACAAAAAAGCCGAGAAAACCCACACGCACAAGGCCGCCGACATAACGGACATGCCGAACTTCGTCAAAACCGTGAACGGAGAGAATCCGGACGCAGACGGAAACATCAACATCGACGCGGATTCTGTCGTCGAGGTGACGGAGCTTCCGGCAGAAGCGGAGAAGAAAGTTTACCTGAAGCCGGAAAAAAACGAGGTCAGCGTAAACGTGGACTGCACGAGCATAGGAGCTATGCTGTCAGATGTCGCGACATGGCTGACAGGCACAACGCAGAACATAACGGATTTGCAGAGTTTCATTAACACTTGCAAGAAAGGCAAAATTCTTGCAGAACGTGGCACTATTTCCTATGGCGATATAACACTTGTAAAACCGATATATATAAACGGTAGCATTGTTAATGTAATCTACATTGAAGGTCCAATATCTTATAAAGCATCTCTACCAAGAGACTATCTATATGATGAAAATGGAAATGTAGTATATAACAAGAGCTACAATAGCTTTTATGTAGTTTTTAAAGAAAAGTACAATACCTCATATGAAAAAAGAAAAGCAGCGTACAAACAGTATATCGGAATTGCAAAAGATTTTGACAGCGGGGTTGTTGATTCTGCCAAAGACATTCAAATAGATTTTAACGGTGTTAAAAGCTATGTAAATACGGTAGTTCTAGCCTCCCCTCCTAGTTCCATGGTGCTTGGAGAAGATGCGTCATATCCCGCCGAAGTCTTTGCAAAGAATGTGCAGCTTGCGACGCAGGAATCGATTTCCGACCTCCAGGCAAAGATTGACGCAATCAACGCAATCCTGACGAAGAACAATCTAAGCTGATAGTTTAGCTGGATTTCATCACGAGAAAGAGCGCAGAAAACGCGCTCTCTTTTTTTTGGTTTTCGAGTTCTTTACACTCCGCACGATTCCATGATGAACCGTGAGAGCGGGATGCCTTTTTCCTTTGCGATTTCCTTGAGCCGTGCGAGCTGTTCAGGCTGGCAGCTCACGCTGAAAGAAACACGCTTCGTTCCCTCGGCTTCCTTTTTGTTCTTCGCGCCTTTGGGTCTGCCGGCTCCTTCTCTTGTTCCTCCTCTCATCAAATCACCCCCGTTCTGTGAAGGACGTAAAGCACGACCGCGACGCACACGCCGATAAGCGCGTCCTTCAAAAGAGTTCTCAAAAACAGTTTTTTTTCGTTTGACATAAAAGCCCCCTAGAGGATTTCCGCACAGCTATGCGGTCACGCTTACAGGCTCGGACACTCCGAGGAGCTTCTTCAGTGCGTCCTGCAGAACCTGGGAGAAATTCACGCCAGCCTTTTCAGCCTTGCTATTGAGCCATGCGGGAATAGTGCAGTTTTTCTTTACGGCACGACTGTCAAATTCCCTGCGCCATTCGTCCGTATCGGCAAGGACAAGGGAAACAATATTTTTCGACTTGATTTCCCTTATGTCGCTTGGCGGCGGAATTTCAAGCCCCTCGTCCTCATAATGCACCAACATCATTTCAAGACAGTCCTTCGCCATGTACAGTGCATCCGCCATATCATCGCCATCAGTGAAGCACCCTCTGATGTCAGGAAAGTCAACGAGATAGCCGCCCTCCTCGGCTTCCTCAAAAACAGCTGGATAAGCGTATTTCATAATTCCTCCTTGCAAAAAAGACGGAGTGAAGAAACTCACTCCGCCGCCGTATTTAGGAAAGTCCGGCTTCTTTCAGGATTCTACGGACGGTGCCTTTTTTGAGGTCGCCCGTATGTCGCGGAATCGGCACAACTTGACCGGTAGGACTTACGGCGTGGTCATGGCTTTTGCCATGTCTGAGCGTCCAGCCTGCCTCCCGAAACTTGCGCTCAAGTTCAAGTTTTGTCATTGTTCCTCCGTGATTCTTATATTATACGCATTTAGGCGTATTGTCAATTACGCGCTGAAAAAAACGCTCGGCATATCGGAATCACGAACCGCCAGCGCATAATCAGAGAGAACCCTCAAAAAACACAAAATCGAGAAGCCTTTTATGGGACTAAGTTCTATAGGAGGCTTTTTTTATGCTCAGGTACACGACAAAGGACATCATTCAGAGGGCGGAACAGCTTTCGGATTTGGAGAACTCGGACTTCATAAGCGACAGGGAGAAGACCGCGCTCCTGAACGAAGCATGGGCGCGTCTCTATCAGAAAATCGTGGACGCGGACGACAAATCTTTCATCAAGACGGTGGACGCATACGACGGCATGACTCTGCCGAAAGATTTCTACCAAATTTCACGGCTTTACACCAGGAACGGATTCACGCAGGTTTTGAGGCGGAACGACGAAGGGAGCAGCGGCTACGAGCTTCGCGGAAACACTCTCAGATTGAGCCGCGACTTGTGCTCTTCGTGCGCCCTCATCATGGAATACTTCCCCGAGCCGCCTACGCTCTTCTACTCTTCAGAAAAGCTCGCAAGAACGGATTACGACGATTCGGATTCGGACGAGGACAACAGATGCCCGAAAGTCATGCTCGACAACGGATTCTATCTCAACTCGTACAACTGGATAATCAGTCCAAACGGCGACGCTCTCCAGAAAGCCATGGACGGCATTCTTTTCAGAAACGGCATAATCTCGGACGGAGAATTCAAGGACTGGAACGGAAACACAATCGAGACGCGGAACGACAGGCCTTTCGTGGTGCGCGGGAACGAAATCACGTACGACGACATAAAAGGGAGCGGAATCGAGGATTATCTTCTGTGCATATTCGACGAGGGCGGAAAGAACCATTATTTCGTCGGCAGGGATTTGAAAGTGTATTCGGAGAGCGGCGAGAACACAGGAGTGACGCTCTCTGCTTCCTCGCTCGTCTATTGCCGTGAGGACGGTCTTTATGTGGCAACTCATGGCGGAAACAAAATCACGAGAATCAGCGGCGGAACTGTCGAGATTTTCCCGTTGTCGTTCAAAAGGTTTCTCGCGTTCGTGGACTCGTCTTCATGCCTCGTCGGGGTCGGCGACGACATCTATTCCGCTTCATACGGATTCTGCACAATCCTGAACTACCCGAACAACATTTATTTTCAGCTCATCTCGTACATGCTGGCGGTGGCTTTCCGCGCAAAGCAGAACGGCGACATCACGGTTCTTTCGGCAAGGGAGGCGGACGCATGGGCGCAGTTCTACGAGTCGGTTTCGAAGGACGCGAACACGCAGACGACGATGAGGAACGTATACAAGAAAGGAGCTATGAAATGGTTGTGACGGAACTTTCGGTGGCGCAGCTGAACTCCGCGCTTTCCCAGCTGAAAAGGGAAATCGATTCGCTCAAGAAGACGGCGGAGACAATCAAAAAGACAGTTGAGGAGATGAAGAAGAATGGCTAAGGACTCGCAGATAAGGAACATTCCGCTTGAGGCGATGTGCGACCTGACGAACTTTCAGGAAGTCGCGGATTACGACGGTTTCAGGGAGACGAACAGCCTTTACCTGAACAAGCGTCTCGGCTCTTGGTGGAAGCAAAAAACGGACGGCGGATATATCGCAGGCAACCTCACCTATCAGAAAAACGGCGGGAATTTCGTCATCAAGGACAACGGCAAAGAGGTCATGGAGATTTCGAGGACACGCTATTCCGTGGAGAAGTGCGAGAGTCTCCCCGCGCTGACTTCGTGCCCGAACCCTTATCCAGACAGCGACGATTATGCATGGTCGGAATTCAGGGACGGAATAAGTTTAATGACTTCCAAAGATTTCGAGGGGAGTTTCGTTTTCGGGTGCACCATGGACGGAAAAGACGCTTATCTCATAACAAGCCCGAACGGAAGCTCTTATGTGAGCAGGCTCTTCGTCTGGAATGATTCGTGGTCATGCTTCCAACGAATTGGAAAATGGAATTCAGCATCAAGATATGTCTTTTTCTGCCATGTTTGGAAAGAAGTTCCGCCACTGAAAATAACCCCGGCTGGTGGTTATGAAACCAAAATATATACATACGGGACTACAGTTGAGCCAGGTTATTACATAACGGAGTATTCCAGGAATCCCGGTGATGTTTCCACGAGCGACGGAGAGCTGTGTTCGATAGCGAAAACATACAAGCTGAAACAATCAGTGAATTTTTTAGATATTTTCAATACATATACTCTTGATACTTCCAAGGACTTCGCCTCTGATAGTGAAGATTCAGTTTTTGTTATAGGGTATAAATCTATAGGTCGTGCCTTGAGAGTCAAGGAAAACGGCGTTCGTAATGTTTGCATTAAGCATATTAACTTAGCCGAAGTATATTATTCTAATTTTGCAGGCTTCCTGTCCTCTGGCCCTTTTTTTTATAAAAAAAACACAAACGTCACATCCACTCTTACATCTGTTGAAAGTGAAAATTACGTTCGTAGGTTTTCGAACGAAGATGGCAGTGTCCAAGAAATAGCCGACATAATGCGGACAAACAGCGTCCAATCCCTGCACACTCTCCACCCCGAAAACTACTCCAAGAAGTTCGGGGAATTCGCAATCAATTACGTGAAGAACCAGGAATATTCGATAGGCCACGACTACAAGAAAATCCTCCAGCTCGACGAGGAGGAGATTCTGGGATACACGGAGGACTCGATCTACTACGAGAAGGACGGCGTGAACTACCGCCTGTTCATGGAGAGGTGCGACCGCCCCCAGTTCACGGTTCTCGACGACGACTGCGTGATATTCAACACGACGACATACGACAACGCGTACAACATGACTTACGGCACGGTCTTCTGCTCGTCGGACGACTGGAACAACCGCGCACAGTGGAAGCTCACGGGCGAATATTCGGACAGGTGGGCTCTCACGAACTCAAGGCTCAACCAGAACTGGCAGACGCAGAAGAAAATCGTATCGACCTCAACGCAGTTCTCTTCGGTGACGAACAGGCTTGCAATCAGGACGGAGGAAAAGGACGGCGCGACGCTCACTTATTCGGACGCGGCGCACATGGGCGTTTTCTTCGTGGACGACTCGTACAAGATGCCGAGCGACGTGACTTACGACGTGTTCTTCGAGGACTACCTCGGCGACAACGTGGGTTCTCTCATAAAGCAGGGCGAGCTGAAAAACGGGGAATTCATCGTGAACAAAGATGAGGCGTACATCTTCGCGGAACCGGCGAGCGACGGGAATCAGGAGAACGTGCCGATTCTTGACTGCTCGTTCAGGGACTTCAACGGCGTGACGCTCATTCAGATAGGCGACTTCACGTATCAGGCGATGAAGCAGACCATGCTCGGAAACGCGTTCGTCCCTGTCTACATCGTGAGCGAGAGCGGATACTCGGCGACCGATTACATCCAGTTCGTCATAAACGGCCAGCTCTACACCTACTACCCTACGACGAACCAAATCATCGACCCGAACGACCAGTTCGTTTGCGACACCTCGACGCTCGTCTACATCGGCTACTCACCGAAATCGGCTTACTTCTGGAGCACGATGGACAAATGCGTTTACACGTTCAACGGCGACAACACGATGTCACGGCTCATCTGCGCGGAACGGCTCGATTTGCAGCTTCAGCCTTTCAAAACTTCCAGCGCAGTACTCGGCGACGCGCTGAACATTCCGAGCCTTGATCTGCTCGTCGTGAATTTCAAAAACAAGTTCGCGGTTCTGTACGACAGCCAGCTTTGCCTTATTGACGCTGACGGAACAATCGAGCCGGGCACGATGTCAATCAACAAGAACGACGCAAGCATCATCGTGAACGACGTTTCGTATTCGCTCATAAAAAGAAACGGCTACGCGCCCGTTCCTGTCGAAATCGAGACAAAGTTTTTCGGCGACGTTTCCGGGAAGATGAACTGCATAAACGACGCTGTTTATATCGACGTGGTTTCTTTCGACAAGGCAGGGAGCGGAACGGTTGACATCCAGACGGTCGCGCTCGTGAACGGAAGCGTGAAAGAGGGAAAGAAGAAGACAATCGCTGTCAGAAACGCGGACTTCAACGCGGTGGGAGTTGCGACAATCAGGTATCAGAGCGACATTCAGGAATGCGCGGGATTCAAGCTGAAAATCAAGTCCGATTTCTCCATAGCGTCAATCAGAATCGGAACTGATGCCGGCGCAATGGTTCAGCCCCTGATTAAGGCATAGAAAACGGGACTAAGTTAGATATAGGAGTAAGACAGAAGATGAGCGCACCAAAATACAAATCAAGCTCTTACGACGCGGCGGCGGACAAATACAACCAGCTCGCGTCACAATACACGGGCGAAAAGGGACTGCAGAACGCGTCCACACAGGCGAGCATGGCGGCGAAATCCGCAAGCGAGGCGGCGGGGGCTTCCGCGACGAACCAGGCACTGAACGCGGGATATTCGAGGGCAAAGGCGGCGATGAAAGGCGCGAACGCGAGCGCGAACACGTTCAACAACCAGTATGCGAACAGCTACCAGAACGCGGCGGCAATGAACAACGCGCGTCTTTCGGCACAGCAGAACCTGATGAGCGGAAGCCAGCACAAGGACGACCAAAGCTACAACGCGAACGCGGCGGGATTCTCGGCGGCAATGGGACTGGCTAGCGGACTTGCGAACACGGCAGCAAGCGCAATGCTCACGAGCGACGAGACCGAAAAGGACTTCGAGAAAGTCGCGACCGCAAACGGAAACGAGAGCGAAGGTCGCGCATCCGACGCAAGCGGAACGGCAGCAGACAGAATGGACGACGCAGGAAGAAGAATCATCGAGAACATGGCGAAGATTTCCGCGCTCGACTTCACCTACAAAAAGGAAGTTCAGGAAGAAAAGGACGGAGAAGACGGAATCGACGGAAAGGAGCACATCGGCGTTTCGGCCCAGGAGCTTGAGGAAAACCCGGTAACGAAAGGAGCGGTGAGCGAGGACGAGGACGGAAACAAGGTCATCGACACGAAGCACCTGACGGCTGCGAACACGGCAGTAATCGGCGAGTTTTCGAGGAAAATCATCGAGCTTGAGGAAAAAGTAAAGGAACTGGAGGAAAAAGATGACGAAAGAAGAGCTTGACGCGGCAATCAGAAAGGCAAGAAGGGAGCACAGGACGGCGGAGCTGAACGAGCTCCTTGAGAAACGGAAACAGCTCATCGAAAGCGGAAGCATTGAGCCGGAACGCAACGAGGGCGCGGAACGTCTTCGCGAAGCCCAAAGAGGAACGGCCGCAAACACTTTCGACACAAGGGGCGACGGAAACAGGACATTGAGCGAGCTTGCAGGAGTAAGCGCGGAGCAGACGGAGCGGAACGTAGCAGCTGCAAGGGAACAGGCGGAAAGGGAGCGAAGAGCAACGGAAGACTACGACCGCGTAACGAACGGAATGGAGAGCGACGGCGAAGTCCACTCAAGGGAAGAGCTTGAAGCCGCGCAAAGAAGGGCGGCTGACGCGGTGGAAGCCGCAGAATCCCCCTCACCCGACGCGCCGACGGGAGACGAGGCGAAAAAGCAAATCGGCAAGGAAACGCCCGAAGTTGACTTCAACACGAACCCGACACCATCACCAGAAGGAAGCGAGAATTCTTCCGAGGGCGGAAAAAGCGACGGCGGAAGCGGAAACGGCGGAAGCGGAAACGGCGGGAACGGAAAAGCCGGAAGCACTGGCGGAAAAAAGGACGAGCAGAAAGCAGATGATTTTCTTCAGACATGGAAAGAAACGCACCCTACACTTTTCCACGCGATTTTCGGAAAGAGCACGGAGAAAGGCGGAGACAATCCGCTCACGCTCGGACAGCGGCTCTCACTTTTGGGAGCGGCTCTTGCGAACATGGCAGGAAACGCATTCGGCGGATATCAGGCAGGATTCAACCGCCAGCAGTTCACGCCGACGGAGCTTGAGTACTCGAAGGCGACCGAGAAATACATGAACCAGGGAATCGAGGAGCACCTCGGAACGTTCCAGTCACCCGAAAAGATGAAGAGCGTCACGAACGGATATCTTGAGCAGGCGAAGATGTACACCGAAAAGGCGCTGGAACTCCGAGAAAAGGCGAAGAACCTCACAGTAGAGAACTATTCGGACATAATGAACGCGGTCACGCTCAAGGTCGGAATCGCAAAAGGCTTGCAGAGCGAGAACTCGAACGCATCCAGCAACAGCGGGAAATCCCACACAAGCGGACTGAACGGCGGCGGAAACGCAGGAGCGAACATCGGCGGAATCGTGAACCTCGGCGGAAGCGTCACTGGCTCAAAGAGCGACAGCACGAACGCAAGCTACACGAGCGCGGACGGAAAGACAGTAGACCTTCTCGGAATCTCCGCGCTCCAATCCGCACTCGACGACGCGCGGAATCTCGGAAACGTCACTGACGAAGCCGTAAAGGGCATGAAAGAGAAGCTCACGAAGGCGGCGGACGAGTACGACAATCTTGCAGCCGAGCTCCGAGAAAAGGCAGCCGAATACGCAAGCCACGAATTCGGAAACTCAGCTTCAGGGAAAAGCCCGGCAACCGGAAGCGACAGCGGAAACGAAAAATCCGGAAACGAAAAATCCGGAAACGAAGAGAGCAAAGATGATTCTCTCAGAAGCGACGAACGCTCAAAGGACTTCAACAAAGTCTCCGGGGAAAGAAAATCAGGATTCCTTAAAGGAAAGAACGGAGCACCGTTCAACATCGACATGAAGAAATTCCTCGTGCAGGGGGAAAAGGTCGAGGACAAGGCAACGGACGAGCGGAAGACCGCACGCGACAGAACGGCAATGCAGTCGCAGGTGAACCAGCTCGTTTCCCAAAGCATGGCTTCCAACCCTTCCGCACCGCCGATAGCGCAGATGCCAGTAAAGGCGTAGTCAAAAGGCAGTTTACAAACCGCATGATTTTCAAGCGTTCTGTAAATTGCTTGCAAGTGTCAATTTTTCCACGAGTTGACACTTTTTTTGTTACTTTTTGGGTAATTTTTTCAGCGAAAGTAAAATAAGCATTTCCGTTATTTTACTTTGCAGGGAGAAAAGACAATGTTTTTGAGAGCAAAAAGAAAAGGCTTTTTGAAGAAGAAAGAGAACGAGCTTCGCGAAAAACTCGCGGAGCGCAACGAGCTTTCGCGCCGACTGACTCCTGACGAGGACGTAATCAGGATTTGGAAAGAAGCGAATGAAAACGCAACTTTCGTTCCTGGCGTTCATTTCGGAGTAGGAATCGAATTCAACGACAAAGTAAAAGGGAATCTTGTGAACACAGCACAAAAGATTCTGCACAAAAAATTAGAGTTATCACCACCGACAAACAAAGATGTCGGTGAAAAAGACGGATTTTCTATAAACTTTCCAATCACCATTGATTGATAGGCGTTCCGTATTCATTGGTTATGCTCGGCCCGATATAAAATCCGTCTTCCGTGACGCATGACGCGAAAAGGGAGACGGAAAGAGCCAGCGCGACGCAGAACAAAACTTTTTTCATAAAACCACCTCTCATGTTTTAGATTCTTGCTAGAAGAGCATTCAAGAAATGAAGCCAAATGAACTTTACAACGAACATCATTGAACTTCTCTGAAAAGGTCAATGATAAATATTATTGCGCCAAATATGTACGGTCCCAAAATGATAACGCAAATTATCGCTAGCGACAGTAGAAAATATTTCAACGTATCCTTTGTTTCTTTATTCATAAAAATATTCCTCTTCTGAAATTTCCGATTTCGATGCCGAAATCTTAACCGCTCTCATGTTTTAGATTCTTGCCAGAAGAGCGTCCTGCAATATCTGCGAGCAGTTGAAATGCCTTTTGTCGGCAATGTTTGAAAGCCACATCGGAAGGGATACATTCTTTCTGACAGATTTCACTTCCGTTGCAGACCTGTATTTCACAGTGTCGGCGTTTATCAGAGATATATCCTCGCCTTTCTCGCAGGAGATTTTGTCCTGCGGTGTCGGCGCAGGGATTGTCAGGTTCTCATCTTCAGCAACGCACAGCCATGCCGCCATAGCGTCGGAAATCTGCTCAATCGCGTCGGACAAATCCTTTCCTGTCGTTATGCATCCCGGAAGGTCAGGAACCCTTGCGTATACCTTACCGCCCTCTTTATTGAAAACCGCAGTATAGATGTATTTCATTTTTTATCCCCCCTTTTGATTTCGCTTTTTATGTATCTTAAATCACTTTCATCAAAATCGTGTCGTTTCAAAGGAATCATAACTTCTTTCCGGGCATTGAAATAAATGTCATGGTTCGCGCCGTGCCTTTTCAGCACATACCCGGCTTCTTCAAGCGCGATTTCTGCTCTTTTTCTTGCGTTCACGAAAACCTTCCTTTACAAAATAATACACACTTTTACACAAAATCACAAACAAAAAAACAACAGACCGAAAAATTTCTTTCATGCAAAAAACTGCCACTAAGTTAAGTAAAGGATTTTTGCATGAAAAGAAAAGATGAGATTCTGACGCGCGAGCAGGTGCGGAAAAGAATAAATGATTTGCTCACAAACGAAGCCGGAGAGTACGCGAAACACCAGCGCAACTACGCGCTCTACAACCAGTCACCGATTTCAGACTTGAACGTGCGGATTCCGTCACCCGTGGGGCTTTTTGACGACGTGTATTCGGAAGAATCGACCGTGCCTAAACTGAACATCATAAAATCCGCGATTGATTCCGTCGTGTCGAAAATCTCGACCGCGCATTGCAGGCCGTTCGTGAACACGGTGAACGGCAGCTTCAAGACAATTCAGATTTGCAAGCAGCTTCAGGTATTCTTCGATTATTTCCTTGACGAGAAGAAAGTACAGTCGAGGGTGACGGAAGCACTTCTGAACTCGTGCGTGTTCGGCCGCGGCTACGTTCTCGTTGACGAGGATTCAGGAGACGTTTCGAACCCGCACCCGTGGAACGTGTACACAAGGCAGAGGGAGAAAGGCGACTTCAAGAGCGCCTACATCGAGTTTCCGCATATTTCGGTCGATTTGCTCAAGGACGGAGATTATGAGCTTCTTTCGGAAAGCGAAATCGACTCGCTTTATGTGACGCTCGGATATTTCTACGACGCAAGGACAAGGACAAAGGCGGTCACAATCAACAGGGAGATTCGGAGCATCGTGCAGACCGCATTCACTGTAGTCCCGCTCGTCCCGATTTTCTACACGATTCCGATAAGCGGAAACAGCACGCTCTCAATCGCCGACATGCTCCGTGGAATCCAGGAAGAAATCGACGCGCTCATGCAGAGGATTTCGGACGCGGCAATGCAGTCACCGGCACTCACGTTCTTTTTGAACAACGCCTCGAACATCAAGGTCGGACAGCTGAACAACAGGGTCGGAAACATCGTGCAGTACAATTCTCCGGCAACGGGCGGAACTACACCCGTGGACGTTGCGACACCCGAATTCATCTCGAACCAGTACATCTCGCTCCTGAACGACCTCATAGAGAAAGCGTACAACATGGTAGGAATCAGCCAGCTTTCGGCGCAGGGAAAGAAAACACCGGGCTTGAATTCAGGCGTTGCGCTTGCGACACAGGCGGACATCGAAAGCGACAGATTCCAGACGCTCCTCGACCAGTACATTCAGACATTCACCGACATAGCGAAAGTCATGCTCAAAATCTTCCAGGGCAACAAAACCGTAGTGAAGCCGTCAAGGTACGCGCTTAGGCTCACATGGGGCGACGTGGAGAAAGAATTCGACAAGATGCGGATTCAGTTCTCTTGCGCGGACTCGCTTTCGAAAGACCCGAGCGAAAAGCTCAAGCAGCTTCAGACGCTCGCGCAGGCAGGAATCATTCCGGCAACTCAGATCGCGTCACTGCTCGAACTCCCTGACATCAACCGCGGCTACTCGGTCGCGAACAACAGCTTCAACGCGGTGCAGACTCTCATCGACTCATGCGTCTACGAGGGGAAATTCGAGATTCCGCCTTATGTCTCGCTCCCTATGCTCGAAGAGCAGATTATCAACATGGCTTTAAGCCTTCGCGCTGCTCAAGGCTCAACAAAGTCGAACGAAAAGGACATCGAGCGTCTTGTCGAATACTACTCGAAGTGCAAGGACGAGGAGGAACGGCTTTCGCAGATGCAGAACGCTGCAAGCATACAGAACGTGGCGGAAAACAACGCGTATTCGAAAGAGAACAACTCGGATTTCGGAAACGGAGTCGAGGACGAGCTAAACATGGAGAGAGAGGGAACGGCGAACCCGATTCAGACGGACGCTGCGAACGGCGGCGAGCTCGGCGGAAACGCATAGCGAACGCGCAAAAAGCGGCACTAAGTTAAACAGGAACGAATACAAGAAAAAACGGAGGAAACGATGGAAGAGAACAACATCGAGGAATTCAAGAAATACGTGCTCGACATGATGGGCGCACTGAACGACAAAATCGACGCTCTGAACGATGTCGTAGTCAACCAGATTATGAAGCCGGCTATCGAGCAGTACCAGAACGAGCGGTACGAGGACTTCAAGGGCAAGTACGGCGAGCGTCTTTCAAAGTACGACGGAATCCTGAAAAAGACTTTCGGCGACGACTACGACAACACGCGCGAGGCATGGAACCGAATGAACGAAGCCGAGGAAGGAGCGGAGAACTACGACGTTGAGGGAGCGGTCGCCGACATGGAGAAGCAGACGCTCGAATTCGTGAACAAAATCCGCGGGGAGCTCGGTCTTGAAGCTGATGCGCCTGTTGACATCAACGTTGACGAGAACGGAAACGTGGACGTGAAGGCGGACACGAACGGCGACGGCGTGCCGAACGAAACAGTCGCGGAAACGAAAACGGAAACGGCGGAATCCGAAACGGAAAACACCGACGAGGGCGAGGATGAGGAAATCGACCCCGAATTGCAGAAGGAACTTGACGCATATCTCAAACAATAAGATTTGCGGTTCTGAAAAATAAACACACAAGGAGAAAAAGCGATGGCAATCACCAATTCAGCAGGTCTCAACGCAATGTTGAAGACATACTACAAAAAGAACGGACTTCAGAACACACTGCTCAGAGCAGACCCATTCCTGAAGCAGATTAAATTCGAGAGAGTCGAGGGAAAGCAGCAGAACTTCGCAGCCCTTTTCAGCACTGGCGGCGCGTGCTCCGCAAACTTCCTCGTAAGCAAGAGAAACGCGGCAGAGACAGCTCAGGCAAAAGAGTTCCAGGTCACACCGGGACAGCTTTTCAGCTCATGCACTTTCACGCCGAAAGAAGTGCTCGCGTCAAAGACACTCGGCGGGGCTTACGTCAAGGTCGCAGGAACAAAGATGTTCGCCTCAGGCGTTTCGTTCAGAAACACTCTTGCGCTCGCTCTTTACGGAACTGGACACGGAGAAATCTTCGTCACAACGAAGCAGATTACCCTCGCACAGGGCGACAAGAACGAGATTGAACTTCCGAACTACGCAATCGCGCCGCTCGACATCAACTCAACCGTCGAATTCAAATCGTCAAAATCTGCAACCGCAAACCTAGCCGAGGTCAAGGTCGTGAAAATCGGAAAGGGAAAAATCACAGTTTCTGCCGACGCTGCCGCAACAATCCCCTCAGGAAGCGTAATCTGCCTTTCAGGATGCACAGATTCGGACGGAAATCCGCTTCTCCCTGTCGGCTTGGCTGGCTGGCTTCCGACTGATGACATCTCCACAAACGATTCATTCTTCGGAGTGAATCGCTCTGTTGCCCGAGAACGTCTTGCAGGCGTTTACGTTGCAGGCAAATCAAGCGAGAAAAAGTATGAGGTCATCGAGAACGCAATCCTCGCGCTCAGAAGAATGGGCTCTCTCTGCGACAAAATCGTAATGAACGACGAGGATTTCCTCGCGCTCTCACGCGAAATCGAAGCAAAGACGACTTTCCAGAAAGTGAACGGCGGAAGCGCGAAGCAGACAGCCGAAATCGGCTATCAGGGCTTCGGATTCTCAGTCTCAACTAACTGGCTTGAGAACGTCATCGACTCACCTTTCGTTCCGAAAGGCAGGGCGTATGTTCTCAGCTCGGACACAATCGAGCTTTGGGGCTACACGAACAACGACAAGGTAATCAACGACGGCGCGGTCGTCGGCAACGAGCCGGGAAAGGCGAATGTCGACGATTCGAACGACCCGAGCGAGAGGGCTTATCAGCTTCTCATCGACGACATGCTCACGATGTCGCCTGGAACTGACACAAGGGACGGACCGGCTGCACTTGCGACAATGCAGCTTTACGGCTCGTTCGTCGTGACGAACCCTAGCGTGAACGGTGTCGTGACTTTCGCGGCATAGCGAACGCACTGCAAAAAAGCAAGACGGAATTTTTCGGAATTTGTCGGAATTCTAGGGAATTCCTGAAATTCCGGGGGATTCCGTTTTTTCTGTGAGAGAAAACAAAAACAAGAGGAAACAAAAAAGATGTGGGATTTCTTTTCAAATGCCGTGAACGGAGGAAACGGCAGAATAATTCTTGTAATCATCTCGGCATTCGCGATTTATGCGGCTCTGCTTTTGTGGGTCGGAAAACTCGGAGTCTCGACGAAGCACGTCCAAATCGGCGGCGAGAGCAGGGACTCGTACTATGAGCGGACGATTTTGCGCAACCAGATAACGGCGGCGCACGACTTCTGCGCGAGCCTAGAGGGAAAAGTCGCGGAAGTGGCGGAAAACCTTGCGTTCGGCGGCTGGTTCACGAAATACATACTTGAGCGCGTGTACGACAAGATAATCGAGTGGATAACGTTCAACCATATCGAGCTTTCGCAAGGGTACATAGAATGCAAGCAACGTGAGATTCGGAATCTAGTTTATTCATTCCCCGTGAAAGACGAGTTCAAGACACCGGAATTTGAGGAGCGGATGAACAAATGGGTGGCGGAAATCATAGAACAGCTTCTGGACATCAGGCGTGTGTATTCAAAACAAAAACTGGAATGAAAAAGGAGTGCGGAATGACGAGGGAAGAATTCTTCAGGCTTTGGAACTCAAGGGAAGACGACGAGACGAGGATTGAAATCACGAACAACGTCAAGTTTTTCAGCGCAGGCGGTTATATGTTCGTCGTGCAGGAAAACGGAAACGTCGTGATGAAGAAAGTCGGCAAATCCGGCATCACTCTTTTTCGTGCGATGGATTCTTTCCGGCATTTCTGCATGAGGAACGGAATCAGGTACATTCGGATTGAGGGGAACACAAGGCGTTACAACTTCCTTCCGTCCGCGTTTCCGCGCATCCCGTTCCTGAAAGATGAGGGCGTGAAAGGGCGGAATGTCTTTTACGCGAAAGTTTTCTAGGCAAGGAAGAAGAACAGAATGAGAAACGAGGAAGTAAGGCGTAAGAGCGAGTACATGGAAAAGCTCGCGCTTGAGGTCATGGCGGAGAATCCCGACTTCGACTTCATTGCCGACAACGGAATCAGAATCTGCTATTTGTCTTCCAGCAAGGAAAAAAAGGCGGCAGGCGGCAGCGTTCACGGCGAATGCGAGAAAATCGCTGACAAATACAAATGGGCGATTCCCTACGATTTCTCAATCACGTTCTACGAGCCGAACAACATCGCGCTCGACGAATCGCAGATGAAAATCCTCATGCGCCACGAGCTGATGCACATCGGACAGGACGACAAAGGAAACCTCCGAATCGTTCCGCATGACGTTGAGGATTTCGCGGAGATTTTGAGCGAGCACGGCATTTTCTGGAGCTGTCCGAAAACTGTCCAAAACTGTCCCGAAACTGTCCGCACTGTCCACAAGGAGAAAAAATGAATGTCTGCAAGGAAAACATCAAGGGTGCTTTTTTCGCTCTTTGCGTTTGCTTTTCTTTCGGTCTCGGCTTCGCACTCGGAAAGCGTCTTCACGGTGACGGAGA